GGGTACACGGACCAGAACGGCTGCTTGGAGCAGACCCGATTTGAAGGCGGCACTATTTCTGTCGGACCTAGTCACTACGGTGACATTTCCGAACTCAGAGTTGGTGTTGCCAAGCAAAAGGGTAAGCTTAGAGTGGTTACGATGCAGAGCGCACGTGTTAAACGGGTTTTGGTTCCCGTTCACGAAGCGCTTTACGATCACATTACCTCGTTCGGCTGGTGTGTGCGAGGAGACGTCTTAAAATCAGACTTTGCAGCTATTGTTGCAGATGTAGGCAAAGGAGAATCGTTTATCTCCGGCGATTATTCTGCAGCGACCGATAATATATTGCCTTGGGTAACTGAGGCAGTTACATCGGTTTTAGCTGAGTGTGAAGATCTGACTGACGAGGAAAGAGGGATTATGTTAGCAGCAGTGGGCGACCTTCATTTGATGTCTAAGTCTCGTAAGACTAGGACATTATTAACAAGAAAGCAGATGATGGGGAACCTTATGAGTTTCCCGATACTCTGTCTTATTAACAAGGCATGCTACGACATTTGTTGTGACCTGACGTGGGGTGCAGGAAAGAGGAGGGTAGGTAGGTTCAATGGTGATGATTGCATGTTCGCAGGCGATAGAAACTTTTTCTCTTTATGGGAGAAGGTTACTTCAACCTTTGGACTTGTAGTTAATCGCCAAAAGACCGGTTTCTCTGAAACCTGGCTCGACCTTAATAGTCAGCCTTACCACGTACCTTCTTCTACCTGCGTCCCTCGTCATTGTCTCTCTTTTCTTCGGCCTTTCAGAAATGATTGCGTCGATCTCCTCGGGGAAGTATGGAAAGGAACAAAAGAAATGCGTCATAGTGTACGACAGTACGCTGTGTCGGTTCTAGCCCGGCACGAGATTGTCCTTCGGGACTTTTGCGTGGCTAACGTTCCCCGATATGTTGTCTCAGGGCTTATGAAGAGATCTTGGTTTCGAAGATGGCGGGGGTCTTCCCCTGTACCACCTATCGTAACTGGGGTTTCACGTGCCGATGAAGTCATCGTTACGGATGCTCCCCGTGAGGATCTGTTCAAAATCGTTGACGAAGCACACTCAGAAGCAGAACGGCGTAGATTAGCCTATTGGACTGGTAAGCCTCTTGTTTTCGACAGTAGACCTGTTTGGGAAAATTCCCTAACTGGCGGATATCGGAAATCAGTAGAAGTCTTGCCTGGTCCGCAGACAAAGTCTATTCGCCGCCGAGGACGCCCTCCCCTCCCCCCCCTGATCTCATCTAAACGTAGTTGTAAGAAATTCGTTAAGGTAGTTAGTTGGAAGTTTTCTTGGTCAAAGCCAGTTCTAGACTGGTTTAACGAAGAATTCGGTCCAGCCGGTTTTGCCAACTATCCTAAGTGGGGTCCTGATCATCCTAGGATGGTCCCTCACAGCGATTGTCTCAATTACGTAAGGTTGAGGTTTATTGTCCCAACGCCTCC